TAAACTGTCTTAGCTTTGGGATTTGACTTGTTAAGGCGTGAATAACTTCGGCTGGTGTTTGGCAGTCTAGCCTGAAGTCAGATCCAAACTGTTTAAGGGAGCCGTAAAATCTAACGTTGACCATTCTCTATATCTCCAAATGCTGTGAGTGTGTTTAAGCCAATAACCATCGTATAAATCACGTTTAGATAAACGTTTAGGTGCGTGATGTAATACCATCTGATCGCCTACATAAATCGCAGCGTGATTCGGCACATTCGCCCCTACGCTAATTAAAATCACATCGCCAATTTGAGCCTCATTTACTTGCTCAAATCCTTGTTTCTCGATATTGTCCAAGTAGAGATTTTTGCCATCTTCCCACCAGTAATCATCACGCTCAAAATTAGGCATCTCATAACCAGATAGGCGGTAAAAATCCCTAAAGAGCGTGTAACAGTCCATTTCACCGTGATTAAACTCACGACCGATTAAAAATGGGATTTTCGTAAAAGCGTGGATTTCATCGTTACACACTAACCAGAAATCTAATTGGCTATAGAGTTGAGTTTGCAAGTCTGATTGAGAGAGTTTTGACTCGCCTTGTGGATGTGAGTGGACCAATGCCACAATCTCGCCTTTCTCTGATGCACTGATGTAATCTTCTGGCGCAATCTCAAAATGATTTTCCTTATCTTCTGATACGTTTTCGCAAGGTATAAAGACTTTTTCACCGCCTACTAAAACAACAAAACCACAGCTTTCCTGTGGTTCTTTTGATTTTGAGTAACTGATTATTTCATTGTGTAGTTTTCCGTCCATTATCTACCCCAGCTTATCAACGCTAACAAATCCGCCATAGTTGTGAGTGTTGTTTCTTAACTTACAACCAGTCAATAAACCGCTGCATTTATCCTTTTTAGGGTCGGTTGTCGGCTGGTCTTTTTCGTCTGCAACCGCTCGGCCCGTATAACCGCACTCAACGCCACGATAAAGCCACGAACAAGTAGATGTAATCATTCGTCCGATTAATGCGTTATCGGTCTCTGACGGTAAAGCTAGGGTAAATTGAGCTACATCTCGGTTAAGCGAGGATAGTTGCTCAATCAAGAAGTAACTTAATGCTTCCTGTGATGGGTCGGCTTGTTTGTTGCCGCCCTCAAAGTTAACCGCGTCGAGATAGTGCATATAGACTAATCTTCGTCTAACTACACCGCCCAAACACTGTTCAAAACGATTACAAAGCGCGGTAATAAATCCACCAATATTGCCTAGTGTTAGTGTCGGTCGATTGCTTGGCCCACTGCCTGACATTTCAAAGCCATCAGCTTTAACAACAAACGGTTGATAAGTTTTACCCTGCCATACGATAGGTTGTGATTTTTCGTTAGTGCCGGCATAAAAGCGATACAGCTCGCCACTAATTCCGTCACTATCACGCAATGGTCTTAAATCAACCTCAAATAACTCAATCAGAGCATTTTGTTCTAGTTTGGCAAGGTCTAACTTGAATTGATTGCTAATTGCTTGTGGCATTATTTGCTCCAATAAAAAACCGCACATTAAAGTGCGGTCTAATTGATTAAAGTTTATTATTGATAGATAGATGTATCAAGTTGCTTAAATTTGCCATCTTTAAATTTATTAACATCATCAATTATGCGTTTCACATTTTTCACATCAAATGTCACGCTCTGGATTAAGCATGGTGCGCTTTCAGGTGAGGTGAAACATACATCTAGCAAATTAGAATATTTATTTCCAGAGTGAAATGTATAAACTGAATACCCATTGACCGTTTTCACTCTAGCAATCTCTTTTGTAAACTGATCGCCTCGACTTTTAGCCTTGTTATCCCAATCGAGGAATTTATTTAAGGTTGCCAAATGCTCATTTACAGAACTGCTAGATATCGTATAATTGGCTTTCTCTCGATTACCAAACTTATCACTTTTATATGTTTCAACTTGATACACTAACGCCTGAGATCCGTCTGAAAAATCCAACAACATAGCAGTAGTTAGCATTGGAAGAAAATCAGATGCAACAGAGTTATAAACCGTCCCCTCAACTGGTGAATTTAACTTTGTCACCTTGTCCGCTGTTTGACAAGCGGTTAAAAGAAAGCCGCAGAAAAGAAGTGTGGTAATTTTTTTCATAATTGATTCCTTATTTAACAAACTAAAAATAGAGTTAAATTTTAACTCACTCATCCTTTTAAATTTGTGATAAGGCTCTCAAATCAGTTAAAAACTTGCTGAAATTGTAATGAATATTCAACATAAGCCCCGTTATCAACTTTAGACCATTCCGAACAGAGAATTAATATTCGCTCAGTTTTGCCAGGCGGAATCCATTCAAATGATTTATATCCACCGTGTCGCGCAAGGAATGAATCAAGAGATTTAATCATCTCTTTTTCCCTAACCTTGTGATAGCGGATTGTAGCTGTAGTTGATAACGGCAAAGAGTTAATGCCTCTTACTCTGCGTTGCTGATAACCATCGCCAAATTCGATAACATCAACTTCTGGCTTGTAATCTAGCTGTAAGCCCCATTGGACTTTAAAATTAAATAGCTCTTTCATTCACTACCTCAACATTCCGCCACTTCTAGATTCATTTCTAAGCACATCGTAAACTTGCGCCTTGGTTAATCTAGCAATCTTTTCGGCTAATGCAGGATCACTGTCGCCATCGCCAAAGTTATTTGTCTGGTTAATGACAACTGTCTTATTGCTTGAACCACCTAAGGCCTTATTTAAGTTTGAGTTACTTGTAATCTGTCCGCTTGCTCCTGGCGTGAATAACTCAGGACCTTTCTCACCAACAAGATATGTTCTGCCGCCACCAACATAACCGCCACTAGCGCGAGCGCCTGAGATGGTAACGCTTTTAAGTTGGTTAAGCACTGCAGCCCCCTGACTTGCAACCGCTGCCATATTGGCAAATTTCTGTGCCGGTGTAATTGCTGTCGGGTCGTTCATCGCTTTCATTACTGCCGCGTGTAAGTTGATCAGAGATTCGGCGATTTGGAATGACTTAGATATAGCGAAAAGCGTTCTATATGCAGCGGATTGCTTTCCGCCAGCAGATTCAGCTAACCCAGCTAAACCATCAAATAATGATGCAGCGATATTTAGCTGTGTCGTCATCGCCTGTCTATCTAAATCCTCTTTACGTTTCCTATACTGATCTTCTATTAACGCTTTCGCCTCTTCAAACTGCTGAACGTTGATCAACTGTTGCTCATACAGCTCTTGAGCTTTAACAAGCTGATCTTCTCTAGCGATATCGCTTTGCACATACGGATCATTTTCAGAACCTCGAATATCATTAAAGAATGACCGAACTTTATTAGCTCTGTCATTATCTTCTTTAATCTCTTTCGCTTTCTGTTTCTCTAAAGCTTGATCGTATGCTTGTGCCTCTAGCGCTAGATAATGCTTTCTCAACTCTAATGCACTACTAAAATTACGCTCTTTAGCATCTTTCTCAGAAATAGCCATTCCGTTAATCTTGGCTATACGTTGTTGATGCTGTAATTCCAATTTCTGCATCTCGTTAGCGTATTGCATATCTAGAGACGAGACATCGTTTGTCTTACTACGAGAACCGCGGCTTGATTTCGCTGACGTTTTTTTATTTTCGCCTTTGTTTATTGTCGCGATTTGTTCATTGTAGTTTTGTTCAAGCTTATTAAGCTCTGCCTTTCTTAACTGATCAATTGTTTCAAAACCGCGCTTTTTAATCTCAACTTCGCTCAATACAAGATTTTGAATAGCTTTCTTGTCTTTTTCGTGTTGTTCAGTTAGCTTTTGTTGTCGAGATTTTAGCTTATCTTCAATCTTTTCAAGTTGCGACTTGCCAGCATTCTCTTTTTCTTCTTGCTCAGCTTTCTTGCGTTTTGATTCGGCAGCATCTGCCTCTGCCTTTTGTTTATCCTGTTCTTCTTTTAGTTTTGCTCGAGCCTTATCTAGGTTAGCTTGCTGTTGGTCCATTTGCTCACGCATTGCAGCCAACACTTCATCGCTGCCATCAAAGGCACCAGATTCAAACTGTTGTTCTAAGGATTTTTTAGATTTCTCTAAAATTGAAATTTCATTTTCAAGATTTTTTACATGGGTCGCAGTATCTACGCCTTTCATTGCCTTAGTCAGCTTAATGAAAGCACCTGAAAGACTATCTACCGCACCTTTAAAGAATTTTGTGATGCCTGTGGTTTCTGCAAACTGCTCTTTTAATTCGTCAGTTGCCTGCCCTAATGTATCAAGAGAGCCGGATAATGTATCTTTAGCAGAACCCTCACCAGTACCGCCAACGCGTTCTTGTAACGCTTTAAATATAATTTCCTGTGCTTTAGCTTTATCACCAGTTTCAACAAATGAATTGATTAAATTTTGTTGCTCAGATGTAAGTTCAATACCCTTTCTTTTAAGAATAGATATCGCCTCTGCTGGATTTTCTAAAGCTCGTCCAAGATTTCTAGCCTCGCTCGAAATATCCGTGCCAAACGTTTCAGCTAAATCTTGAGATAGCTTAATTGCCTCTTTAAATGATTCGCCAGTAACGCTTTTAAATGTCATCATTACCGACATCGCTTGTCGCACACCATCTGTGCTAGCAAGCGTATTCATTGCAACAGAACGAGCAAAATTATCTAGCTCTGAAGATGAAAAACCAACAGCCGCCCCAGTTGCTCTTAATTGAGCCTCTGTTCTCGCCATGTAGCGTTCTGTTTCTTCAAAAATCTTTATGCCATCGCCTAAAGAACCAACAAAAGAAACAACCGCACCAGTTGCAGCAAGCGCCGCTGTTGCTAACCCACCAATAGCAATTTTTGTGAGATTGATGCCACCAGTGGTTTTTCCAAAACCGTCTAGAGATTTACGAGCTTTATTAATTTCTTCAGTAAACTTGGCCGTCTCTGCTTCAAGTTTGATTTTTAAATTGCTAATCTGATCCAATTCTCAATACTCCTGAATTTGCAGCAGAAACCTCCATCATTTCCTCGTCCGTCATTTCTCTTGACGGTTCGTCAGAATTAAAGATAGAGAAATCCCTAGCCGTTACCACCTGTTTAGCGGCAGCGCAGTTATAGACCGAACTTGTCATTATTCCGTAACCATAATCAAGCATTTCAAGCGTGAATGGTCGTTTTCCGAAATATTTGTACCAAGAAAAATACTCCGAAAGAGACATCTCACGGAGCATTCTTCTATAATCCGCACGTTTAAATTCGTGCGCAAGCTTTAAAACAAAATCAAGTTCGGCCTCTAGGCGTTTTTTACTCCACCGTCCGCACTGTCTGCCTGCTCTACTTCTTCCTGATCCACCGTTTTAGGGAAGTTGCACACGTTTTGAACAGCATCAAGAACGAGATAGAAGTCGTTATTTGTGAGCGTTGTTAAAACTTCATTCTGTAGCTCGTCAATAGTTTTATCTGTTTGTGTATGCGACAACGAAAAAGCCATTAATCGCGCATGCGCTAACAAGTTATTTCTTGTCATTTTGTTAAGTTTCGCATTAATCTCTTTCTCTGAATCTTCCGCTTTAATTGGTTCAGGTTTTTCGAGCGAATTCATGTACTCGACATATTCAAGATAATCTAAAGCAGACAGTGCGGATAACAGAAGAACTTGCCCATTAACTTCAAACTTGATTTGTTTTAACATGATTAATCACCTGCCTGATTTGTTTCAGCTAATAATGGTTTGCCAACATTAGTTAGCTTAATTGTGCGTGTCATTGTTTCATTTTGAGGGACAGCTTTACCCAAAGATGATACCCAAGCGAAATACACATCTCGAGTACCATTTGGATATACAACCAAGTAGAATTTTTTTGTGCCATTATCAAAATCTTTGACAATAGCTTGCTGAGCTGTATCACCAGGCAACCAAGCAAGAGTAATAGATGTTTCACCTGCTGACTTAGCACCTTGGCTTGTTGATTTCCATTCTGCGTTTGGATCGTCTAAGTAGTTATCCTCATAGCTTTCCGCAGTGACTTCACCAGGCGATAACTCTTTAATTTTTGCAATACGCTCCCAGTTTTCGGCTTTTTTAATTTCTGCCGCTGAAATTGTTCCACCTTGAATAGCAGTGGTTTCTTTCTCGTCTTTTAAACGGAAAAACTGCGTACCTGCGCCTTTCATTGGTGTCGTGTCTTTTTTAGCCATTATTGACCTCATAAGTAATGTTGTATTGGATGTCGGCAGCGATCCACGTTGCCATTTGCTCGTCCTGATCGTAATCAAAAGACGAGAACGAAGTTGTTTCAGTTAGGCTTGATAGTGATTCTTCAACGATACCGCTTTCATAGATTTCTTGAGCAAGTTTATCTAAGTCATCTTCTCTCGATGCTGACTTCATAAATGCCGCAACGTGCAATGTAGCCTGTAATGTTCCATCAAGATAACCTGTAGGCGTTACATTACTGATAAACACAGCAACAGTGGGACTCTGATTCTCAATATCTGAGAATGACGGCTTTCCATTGCTGAACTCTTTAACCTTTGGCAGGTGAGCTGTCAGCCTATCGATAACTGCTCGTCTAATTTCTGAGTGAATCTTCATTTCTTAACCACTATCTGAATTTGTCTAATTAACTGATTTCTTAATTCCATCGTCATCTCTTTTTCGTATGCGCGTTTAACTTCAGCGTGAAAAGCCTCAGTTAGCGGAATCTTGAGCGGAATTTTAACTACATCGATTGGGTAACGGTCTTTCCCTTGCCGTTGCATTACTTGCGTTCTTCCGTTTTGGAGCTTTTGAATAAATGCTCTTTGAAAAAAACGATTCCCGACTTTTAATTGACCTTTATTTTCGCCTCTTCGAACAAATCTTCCGTCACCTTTAATTAATCGGATTACCGGTAGATTTCCTCGATTAACCTTGATAAAAGCGCTTAATCTTCTTGGTTTTGCGCGTTCTAGTTTCGCTCGTCCTTTAATAAAGCGCTTAGGAACATCCACTTTCTTGGATGTATCTATTACAGCTCTCACCATAACCTTGGCCGCGACATTGTTAATTGTCCGCGCCATAGCTTGCGGAACTGCTTTTTTATCAATGTCGGTTAATGCTTTTTTGGCTTTCTCGATGTCGTCATTAATTGCCATCAGTAACTCGCATCCTCTTCCAGTTGTAGAATTATCGTCCCAGAATTAAAACTAAAGCCACTGACGATATACTCAATGTTATTTATCGTCACGCGATCATTTTTCTTAGGTTTGTACCCAGAAGATTTAAATAGTGTAAGCGTACGATAAATGCCATTAATCGGCTCAAACTCTTTTGGGACTTCATCTAAAACCGCTTTGTATTTCTTGCCATTGATGACATAGACGGACATCATCACATCTGATATAACTTTGTCCGCCTGCGAGATTGCTACATCAAACGGACTAAGCGTTGATCTTGACATCTACGGTTTCCGCTGATGCACCGCTTGCGCGCCACGCAACACCTAAGCGTTTGTTACTGCCTGCGGTAGTTGTTGCACCATCTGTTGACCAGTAAACAACTGCGCCTTGTTTGATATCGTCAGATGCTTTTGCTTTAACAGTAAACACACCAGTAGTTAAGCCAACGCCTACACCATTTTGAGCAACATCACTTTCTGCAACAACTGCAAGATTTTCGATAATTGCAACATCACCGCTCTTCATGGCAGCGGTTGCGGTAAAGCGTACTGTGTTGCCATCTTGTACATAATTTTTAGCCATATTCAATTAATCCTATGATTTATTTAATAAAAAACCGCACTTCGTTTAAAAGTGCGGTCGTTATCTATGATGTTTTAAGTTACTTATTAGTAACTTTAACAATGCCGCGATAGTCGATCACGTTCACGCCTGCATCAATGCGAACTTTAGTAGCTACACCATCAACGGTAAAGCCTTGTTGTTGCTCGATGTATGGTGTATCAATGCCGTCAAGATATGAAACCTCAATAGCCTCTTTATTGATCAAGTACCATTCTTTCGGATTTGCAATTTGTAAACGAGCAGATTTAATTGGATCTACAACGCCTTGCAATGGATTAATGATTCCTGAGTTAATATCCGCACCCTCTACGCTTGTAGAGCCTAATAATTGTTTAGCACGAGTGTATAAAGAAGTTGGAGCTAACAAAAATTCAGGCTCGATAGCTAAAGGCTGACCACTTGCATCAACGAAACCGTTCATCATTTGAATAGCTTTATCAATGTTTGTAATGTCTAGTGCCGCGTTGTTAAATGCGTTGTTGTGTGACGCATCAAATAATTTTTTACCGTCTTGAGCAATAGCATTACCGGTTAAAAGTGCGAACACTAATTTAGCAATAGTTGCTTTTGCAGCTTGCCCCATTTTCTCAGGGATTTTAGTCAATAGGTGCATATCATCGTTCAAGATTGCTTGACGAGTGATTGAGAATAATTGACCGTATGTTGCAAGCGCTACATTCGCACCCTCATCACCAATCTTACCGTAACTGTATTCTTCACCCTCGCCAACTTCAGGGAGATAGCTAAAACCACCAAGACCAACGCGTTTAGTTGAGCGGAAATCGGTTAGAGTGCCGCGAGTAGTAAATTTTTCGTAATCTTCTACCGCACTTTCCCATCCTTTTAATAATGATTTATGCGCCACATCAATTAAGATTTGACCGAAGTCTGAGCTTGAGTGCGTGAACGCTAATCCAACGATACCCATTGCATTTTGACCTGCAACACTAACGCCACGATCTGCAAGTGATGCGCGAGCTAACTCTCGCAAGCTCATACCGCTATATGCGTTAGCTTTTGTGTTTGATTGATCCTTATCAATACCTGCACGTGCTAACAATGATTGCTTAACGCTGTCGCCAACAATATTACCATTACCAGCGTATGCGGTAGGCGCTGCGCTTGGTGTGGTGTTCGCACCTAGTTTTGCTAATAATTTGTCTTTTGCTTGCTCTGCGGTAATTGATAAATCACCTAAGCACTCTACTAATAAATCGCTGTGAACTGAGCCAAACGGAGCAAATACGGCTTTAATATCCGCATTGCGTTTATTTAGATCAGCTTGCACTTGCGCAGTATTATCTACTGTCACAGTTTTAGTTTGATTTGCTGGCGTTGATTGTTCAGTTGGTGTTGCTTGTGATGCTGGATTTGAGCCAGCGTTGCCTTGTGGCTTAAACAACATATCTTTCATTGCTTTTGGCATATTTTCAAAGTCCTCTAATTTTCGTGATTTAATAGACGCCATCGCCACAAGTGGTTCGGCTAGTTTGTCGGCAAATCCTTGCTCAACACACTCTTTACCGTTGAGCCAAGTTTCTGCTGATAGCATTTCTGCTAATTCTTCAGGTGTTTTCCCTGTTTTGTTTGCATAGGCTGGGATTAGCGTATTTTCGACCTTGTCTAATAGGTCGGCATATTTGCGCATATCCTCTGCATCGCCGCCTTGAATACCCCAAGGCTTATGTATCATCATCATTGCGTTTTCAGGCATGATTACCTCATTGCCAGCCATCGCAATAACGCTCGCCATACTTGCCGCTAAACCGTCAATGTAAACTGTCACATTTGCTGGGTGATTTTTTAGCAAGTTGTAAATGGCGATCCCGTCAAATACATCGCCACCAGGTGAGTGGATGTGTAGGTTAATCTGCTTGAGATTGTTTCCGCAGTCTTTTAAGTCCTGCGCAAAGCTCGCAGCAGACACGCCCCAAAATCCGATCTCATCGTAAATTGAGATCTCTGCCGTATCGTTGGCTTTGGCTTTGATTGAATACCAAGACTGGTTATTCGTCTTTGTCGCGCTCGTTGCCATCGCCACCGGAGACAGAATCATCTTTTGTTTTGTCATTTGTCGTACCTGTGTTAGTTAAATCTGTGTCAAACTTGAGACCGAATTTTCGGTTTTCCTCAACCTCAACTCTACGTCTGCGTTTCACTTCTGCTGGATTGCTACCGCTTGCTCGTACCGCTTGGCTCTCGGTTGCTAAACCGCCTTTAATGCGCTCTTTCCACGCTTGCGCCTCTTTGGTTGGATCAATCCATGGCATCACTGGGCCACTGTAAACGGCGTTATAAAGTGACTCTGGATCAATATCGACTGGCACCTCAATTTCACCGCTAACAATCGCCATTTTTAGCCACTCTCGGTAAATCGGGCGAGAGATGTGCGCAACAAAGGCATCTTGTAAAACTGCGTAACCCTCAAAACTCTCCACCAACTCTTGACGCTGGCTTGAGTAAGTGCCGTTATAGTCGCGGGCAATGCTTGAGTAACTAGAGCGAGTTCCCGCCGCTGTTGCTCTTAATTGACCATTTCTAAAGGTTTCAAGGTTCACATTCGGGCGGTTCGAGTTGATCAGCCCAATATCTTCGCCAGGTTTAAGATCGTCAATGATTGCACCAGGTGCAATTTCAAAATCACGCTCAGGGCTATCAGTGCTGTAATCCTCATTATCCCCGTAAAGCAAGGCGTCGCCTTTTTTGATGTACATCGTAAAGGCTGCGGCAATTCGTGCGGCCACACGCTCGCTTTCCTCATAATCTTTAAGGTCGGCAAGACGAACAATTACACCGTGCAACATTGACACGCCGCGCAACTGATGCAGTCGTTTTTTAAATGCAAGGTGTAGCATATTTTCTGCTGGCACTGATTTAACTCGCCCGTAAGTGCGGTTGTTTTCCTGTGGGTTATCCATATAAACACGGTAAGACACAGGGCGTCGCCATGCATTAATCTCTATGCCTTGGATTACATTAGCTGTATCAGATTGCCACATAGGCACAAAATCAGGCTCTAACGCCTCAAGGCTAAATGCAATGCCAGTGCTATGATTAAGCCCAGCCACCGCACCACGCACGAGTTGGATAAATACCTCCCCGTCTCGCAACCAAGTTCTTAAAAGTATCCGCTCCAGTTCTGGGCGCGTGAATTGTCCTGTGACTTCTGGTCGAACAGACCATTCCGCCCACTTTTTACGGATTTGCTCTGCCAAATCTTCATCAACATCACCACTTAATTTAAGTGGCTGAGGTTCGATATGAATTCCTCGCGAGCCAATGACGCGCTCTTCCATTTTGTCCAAAATCCCGATCGCAATGTCGTGATTCTGGTCTAACGCTCGCGCCTGCTCTCGCAAACTTACCGCACTTTGCTTTGTTGATATGTTCGCACCTTGGCTTTCGCGTTTTGCTTTATGTGTACGGCTTGGCATTGCTGCCTCGTATGCATTCATCACATATCGGCTTTTTGCTCGCTGTGCGCCCCATTTAGGCGAGATTGCGGCAATCGCTTTATCTAGTATTCCCATTGTTTAAAATCTCGCGTATTTGATTCTGTGGCGCTTAATGCGCTCTCTTGTATCCACTAATAACTCATTAAGCATTTGTTGATAGCGGTCACGTTGTTTTGTCCATTCCGACACCTGATAAGATACCGATCGCCCGTTAAAGCTCACTTGGCTTTGGGCGTTTTCGATTTTTTCATCAAGCGCTCGGATTTTTTCTTCGAGTTCGTCTCTGTCGTAGATAGCCATTTTTGCCCCAATAAAAAACCGCACTTTTTTACGGTGCGGTTAGTTAAGTAGTGGTAATTCAATTTGCAATTTATCTTCAAAGATTTTTAGCGTTGCTTCAAGCAACGGTTTTTTACCTTTCCATTCGTTCAACGCTTTGCCACAAACGCTTGCTAATTGTTTTTCTGCTTTATGCTCGCCTAAAGCTTGGTAATATTGCTCAAGCAATGTCATGTTGCCAGATAGCAATTGATCTTGCATAAAATTAAACGCTTTGATGTAAGCGATCTTAATTGCCATTGCTTTTTTAGTTTTATATCCCATAACCAACAACATAAAACCGTCTTTTGTCATCTCAAACATTGGGCGCTTTTCGCCTTTTTTATCGATGTATTCAACCAATCCAAAATTGGATCGGTTAAATTCATCATCTCCAGATTCTAAAATCTCGCGGATATCACGCATTACGTGAGCGTGCAACTTACCAAAAACTTTAGCAACTATTTCTGATGTGGTAACTGTTTTTGAGTCTTTATTTTGTACAAACTGTTTAAAATTTTCAGGGTTTGCTAATTGCATTTATAACCTCCAAATTCAGATAATAAAAACCCTGACCGTTTCCAATCAGGGTTTAAGTTATTACCGCAACATACCCACCTTTTCACAGGCTCGGCATCTACCGATTTAAGGCTGTTTGGGAGTTAAAGCCAACCGCTTTTTTTACTTCCGCCACCGTTTAGCCAATTACTTTTTGTTTTGACTTTCGGTTGCGGTTTAACTTGTTCAATTTCTACCGCACTTTCTACTTCCACTTCCGGTGCGGTTGTCTCTTTTCGGATTACGTTAGGATTTGAGCCTGGTAGCCTTGCCCAGTGTGGGACGTTATCCTCATCGCCCCACTTAATACGTTCATAGCCTCTCAAAATGGCAATAGCGTGGGCATAACAAAATAAGTCGAATGCCTCATTGTTACCTTTACCAGGCTTACGCCACTTGCCATCTTGTCCTCGCTCCTCGTAGGTCAGCTCATCAAAAAACCATTCACCGATCCATGCTGGGAAATGGATATAATTAGCCCCGACAGTCTCACGACTTAATGCGTTACTAATGCGATCTTTAAGCTGGTCTGTTTGGAGTAAATACAAAGGCACATCACCGCGCGCTTTAGCGTGACGATCTGAGCGAGATGTATTATCAGGATAGGTGCGAGTGATCAGCTTTTGACGTTTAGTGCTGTCACCTTTAACTAGATAAACGCGCTTAGATAATCCATCGCGTTTACATCTACGCCAAAACTTATAGGCGTTATCTGTTACACCGTCCTCACCGCCGCTATCCACAGCCATAGCAAGGATTGGCATAAATCCGCCTTCTAGTCCCTCAGTGCGATATTGCTTATTGAGCACATCACTAATAAGTAAATCCCAGTCCTCAGGGTAGGCGGACGGATCAATTGGCAGACTTTCCCCATCTGAATTGCTCCGCATTGATGATTTAATGTTGTATCTATCAATGAGCCATCGTTCGCTGTTTTCGCCATAGCCAACAATTTGGACTACAAAGCGACGGTTCCGCCCACCCTGTACGTCAACCGCAGCCAATAAAAAACGACACCCATAAGGCACCGTTCTTTTTTCAGTTTCTTCTCGCCGCTCCATCAACTCATCACTTCGGCGTTGCTCAAGTGCTGAGCGTGGTAAATAAGGCAACCCCCAGTCAGTATTTGTTACTGCCTTTAGAGTTTCTTCACTGCCTGTCATTTCAAATTCATGTTCGGCAGTAAGTAGTTTATAAGTTAATTGCGCCCATGTTTGATAAGCAGCAGCAGGTCCCTCTAGCCAAAATGAGGCAATACGAGAGTTTCTTCCCTCACCATGTATCACGCCATCTTTATCTATCGTTTGCCCCTCTTTCAGCCATTTACCGCCAATGTTTAATGCGCGTTTTTTATCAGGCTCAATTAGAGTTTGACAGTGTGGGCATTGCAACCGAGCTTTTTCCGATGCTTTGACATAGTCAGTATCATCACGATACCCGACCATGTTAGCCATTGATGGTTCAAACCACTCTTTGCAACTAGGGCATTGCCAATAAAATCTACGTCTATCACCGCGATTATATAAAGATAAAATCCCAGTCGTTGGCGGTGCCTCATGCGTTGATTTTGGATGATGTTTTAAATCAACTATATCCTTACCTGGTGAACTCTCTACGAGTGTCATGCCGGCACTCATAAATGTAGTTGTACGCTTAGAAGCTAAACTAAATCCATCGCCCTCGCCGTCCACATCATCGGGCCAGCGGTCGTAGTCTGTTAATGCAACGTATTTATAATCTGATGATGACAATACGTTAATTGACGGCCAACCAATCTTTAATAGATTACCTGCCCTAAAATATTTGTCGTGGACGTTGTTATCGTTTTTTCGTGGGCTTAATCTTTTTGCAATCTCAGGCGAGCATCTAAAAGTGCGGTCTAAACGTTTGCGACTATGCTCACTAGCTTTCTCTTGTGTAAGTTGCACCAAAAGAAAATCAGACGGATCACATATGATTGAGTATGTTATCCAACCATCAATCAATCCAACTGTTTTACCAGTACGCGCAGGCCCAACAAAAATAACTGCATCATATTCCCGTGAGTTAAGACAATTCATTGGCTCAAGTATATAGGGCGCAGTATTTTCATCCCATTTAACAGAGTTTCCACCACCAACAGGCACGCGCATATACTCTACTACTGCCTCAGATACTTTCATGCGGCGCGGAGGTTTTAGCAGATTTGCAATATCTCGTCTAATATCTTTAGCTGATGCAAACATTATTGTTCCTCTGACTTGTCATCACCAGTCTGTATGTGTGATGACATTTGCGATTTAACATCATCAATCACCTGTATTACACGGGTTAATTGTGACGGAGTTAATCCGCAATCACGCTCTAAAATATCCGGCAATGTATCAAGTGACTGCACTACTGCTTTTGCCAAAAAGCTCATTTCTTGAGCGACTTCAAATGATGGTACCAGCTCCCCAGTGTCTCGCTCATATTTAAGCCTTTCGTTTTCAGCTTGCCAAAATGCTCGTCTCTCAACAGGAGATAAGCTATCAACATCTGCTGTCATTTTTTCGGCAAGACCGATTTTAATTAAATCAGATATCGAATAGAGCTTTAACTTGGAGTTACTACCAATAGCAGGAGTAAGCCCTGCTACCCTTTGTGACACGGTTTGACGGTGCATTCCGACTAGTTCGGCTATCTGATTTATATTGAGTTTCAAGTCAAATAAATTTTCCATGCCAAACCTACCAAAAATCCAAAAACCCTAAAAAGATGATGATGCCTAAGATGTCAAAAAACAGTCGAAAACCGCGCGCCCGAAACCCCGTGGAAAGGGGTATCCCCTCGGGAGTACCTTTTAATTTTTAAAATCAATCAGTTAAAATAAAAAAAGACCGCACTTTATTTAGCGATCTTTAATTTTCCTTGTTGCTACTTATTAATCTTTGTAGACTCAATCCACTTGTTAATGTTTGTTATTTGACTAGCGCACATATCTCTTTCTGCTTTCACAGTGATTAAATGTTCTACCGCCTCGCCGTATGTGTTACCCATGAATGGAGTCTTAACACAAGGCACCAAGAAAGCCTGTGGCGGATAAATGTATTCAGTCTTCGTTGTAACCTTGTTAGTGCAACCGCTCAATAGCGTCATCGTGAATACGAGTGCTATAGCAAGGTTGTGTTTTAATAATCTTTCTAACGGCTTGAATTTTGTCTTGGCTTGCTTGTTTGATTTCATCGTGGATTACTCTCTGTTGTTCTACTGCTTGGCGTTCTATTTCAATCGTATCTTTCAATGATTGATTAACTTGTTCTTGTTCTGCGATAAGATTAGCCTGTGTTTGGTTTTTGGCTTTTAAGTCATTAATCGTTCCGTGTTGAAACCAAATCCAACCGCACAGGCTAATTACTATCGCTAGAAAAATCAGTGCTAATTTGTTAAACATTTCAGTCACCATTAAGCAGTCATAAGCTCACGGAATAATCGACAGCGGTCATCTATCCCGTTTGTACCACCATTGATCCTAATTGTTACTTTCTGAACAGAATCAATCATAGCCAAATCGTTAAATATCCAATACCACACCGCAGCTTTAACAGCCAAATCTAAGTTGCTTGATACTTCTTTAGGGTTGATCGTATCACCTAACCATTGAGCGAATTTAATGTAATTAGTTTTACCAGTGATTTGAATTAAACCACGACCACGATAATTCCAACCGTCCATCGTTTCTTCTGGCCCGTTGCCCATTCGATTAGCATATACTCGACTTGCAATCTTTTCCGCTTGACGCTCATACTTTCGAGCAATGTTAGGATTAGGAAAATACTTACGGAAAACGTTCATCAAGCCATCGGCAGAATAATTAAGGTTTTCGCTTAATGTTGTGAACCCTGCTGTTTCGTGTCCGCATTGAGCTAAGAACATCGCTTGCTGTTGTTTATTAAAACAACCGGCTAACTCAATATGTTTATCAATCGCTTGATACATTCCCTTAATCGCTCTCGGGAAAACTCTATTAAATACTGCTTCGGAAATTAACATGATTAACGTCCTCTACCTTTTCCATTGTTTCGGCCTTTGTCACTATGACGGTCGCCATTGTCTTTCTCAAAACCTAACGATTGATATTCACTGTGAGCATCTTGCTCAATTTCATGCTCGTAATCGGCCACTAGGTTTTTAATCTGTGTAATTCGACTGTTACAGATTTTTAATTGGTCTGTCACCTTTACAGCGTAAACGGCAACGTCAGAAGATTTCTCACCGTTTAATGTCGGTTTAGGGCAAGTGATTAAAAGATTGTCAGGGATTGTTACTCGAATGATTTTAATCTTCTCAACTGGCTTACTCGGACTTAAGCAGCCTGTCGATAACAGCACGACTAACACCATCGCTACGAACACATTTACTTGAAAGAACAATCTTACTAATACCATCCAGCTTATCTTCATTTCGCTTACGCTCCTTTGCTTGCTCTTTTAGCAAGTGTTCAATCCTGTCGTTTCTATCCGTTATCATGTCCCTTAGAGCGTCAATTCTTTTCATTCGCTCTTCGGCTAGTTGAGATGCTTGCTCGTACTTATCCTGTAGCAGCTCCAAACTCTTATTCTGTGTGAAGATTTGAACTGACAACCCGATACAACCTGCAAATAAAAAACAGGCAAATACTCTATCGAGTGCAATTCCTAATCTTGCGGCTCTTTCTCTACCCATTTCGCTTACTCCTTGGCTCTACATCATCGTCTTGCTCTTCCGTACCATCGATTAAAATATCTTCCTCGTTGTCATTGATTGGCATTTCGTCATCGTAACGAATGGAGCGCTTTCTGCTTGTTTCTCTTTCGATGTCTTTCATTGAGTAGTTAGGATTTAAATCATCAACCGAGCCACCGATTTGGCGAAAGAAAACCCTTAGCAATCCCCATAAGGCAGGAACGCCAAAATACCCAAACGCTCCAGCGATTGAGATAATCATTAAAGTGTCGATACTTTGAGACATTAAGAAAAACGCTACAACCATTCCACTAAAAGCCCCTACTAGAAAACTAGAGACTACGGAAGATACTTTCACAGGTGAGCCTGCTGATTGTGTTGCGGTGATATACTTAACCACACCACCTAAACCTGAAAATGCGAGAGAAATAACCGTTGCTATGATGTCAATGCCATTATTAGGCGATCCGTTATCTTGCATTGGTTACTCATTGAATTTCGTGCAATAAAAAACCCGACCATTTCTGATCGGGTTGTTTCTAAACTTATCTTGCGTTCGCTATGCGCTAAAACCGCAACTTATACTATATACTACAATTTTACTTGCAAGTAATCAAGTGTTTTTTTGCATTTTTTTTTAATGTGGCAATTTTCTAAAGTCCAGCTGCTTTAACTAATTCTTTCAATCCATTGATTTCATTTTCAGTGAAAGAATACTCATTATTACAAATCTTAATATCAATATGGTTTGCGTTTGCCAATTGTTTAAGTTGAGTGTTTGTAGGGCGATAAATATTTAGCTGCAAATAGAAACGAGCCGCCGCAGTTAGCCCTGAATTATACGGTTTTAAATTGAATTTTTTACCATCAACTAACCAGTGTGTTTCGTCACATTTTACAGGAGATCGTCCTTTTTTAGTAATAAGTAACTCGTTATATTGCTTTTTACCCTTTATGACAGAAAATTTTTCTGGGACTATAGTTTGAGTATATTGGCTATCTACTATCCCAGATACTTCCCATTTGATTTCTCGCTCACCAGTGAATTTATCTGTCTTATCCGTGATTTTACCCTTTAAAGCCAATTCGTCTTGTTTTGCCCATTTTTCGCTTAGGCTTTCTTTCTTTTGTTGTTGTACGGCACACCCAGATAAAAACGCAACCATAACACCAATCAATAATAATTTTTTCATTTTTGCTCCTATTGTTTTAATAAATTAGTTAATTTTAATATAGATTAGCTTTAAATATTGTGATGTATGTCTCAAAATAAAAATCCGAACAAATCATTTTGACTTATTCGGATCTTGTTTCAGTCTAAGAACATAAATTTAATTTGAGCCGCAACAAAAGCACCTTTTAAGAATCTAACGCCTTGCGCACGCTCCCGATACATCTTAGCTGGTGAGATATTAAGAGCGTTACAGATTTCTCTTTCACTTGCCTGTTGGATATATAGAGCCATCAGAATTTGATACTGTAACAAATCATCATCGTGGAGGTTCATTATTTGCTTTTCAATTTTAATACACTCGTCATCAGTCAGAAACTTAATATAAGCCTTTCTCGCTGTCGGTAGCACGGGAATTGAAATCGTTGTGCTTGGATATTCTGTGCCAATTCTGTCACGCCCCCAGCAGTTACCCCATTTTTCTAAAATTCGTTCAACGCTATAACTCATTCTTGGCTCCCGTCTAACTCTTTAATTTTCGCTCTGTAAACTTTGATTAATTCTTTAAGCTCGGATATTTCCCATTTCTTAATTCGATGTTGATTTTCTTCCAACCACTCAACTTCTTTTTCGCCAATCTTCTCAACTAGTCTTGGTCTATACCCGTGTATGTTTCCACCACCTACAAAGAGATTGCATCTAATGCAGCCAGAATGAATATTTCTTTCGTCAAACCTTAAAAATGAACTTCTGCCTTGCGGAATGAAGTGCGATGCTTGAAAGCTTGGTTTCCATACTGCACCGCAAGCGATACAAGGCTGGCCTTTATCTCTTAATCGGATAAATTTATTAACCTCTTTTTGAAGTGCTTTTAGCCAATGTCCTCTATCGTTCTCTAGTAGTTTTTTCTTTCGCTCTTTTAATTGAGCTTTTTCTTGTTTCTCTCGTTTCTTTCTAGCCTGCTCTTTTGATAAAGCTATCGCACATTTAGGCGAGCAGACTTTTTGTGTTGAGCTTATTGTTTTGACAAAGTAACAACCGCATACCTTGCATTTCGTTTCCTTAGGTTTTATAGCCATATTAGCCTCTGTAAATTGTTTTCTTGTTGATGCGACTTACTGGATAACTTATTGTGGCCTGTGTTGTTACAGAATCTACTTTCCCGACATTCGCTAATACTGCTGCTAATGCTGCTGCTATAATATTTTTACCATGATCAACGTGACCGATTGTACCCACGTTTACGTACGGTTTAGTACGCTCAAATTTTTCTTTCTCATTCATCATCGTCCACCACGCTAGCAAACAAAACAATCACAAATACAACCACGAAAAGAACCATTGCTAGGGCTATTTCTTCTCTCATTCGACTTTATCCTTGATGTATTTGAGTTCGTAGTATTTCTTTTTCACCTCTAAAAGCTCGCCATTTAAAGCCTTTTCTGATGCTAAATCCGCATAAATGGCAATGCCTAGAACAAAAGATAAAAAGCTTAAGAGTAGAGCTAGAATCCCAAGCGTACCTCTTGATAAATACCCAATAACAAAGCACCCAGCGATGATTAAAATAAAAATTAACATCCTCATATTTTAAAACTCCCATTTATCATTAAATTTAACACCGTTCTCTACGCCCCACGCTTGAACATATTCAATTAGGCTTGCTAATCGTTTTACGCTCATTTGAGCAGTGCTTTCTCGCAGATTGATTACTTCGCCCTCAATTCCGATTACCATTTCAGCTTGTCCACCGGTTGCGATTTTATGGGCCGATACCATAATCATTTTCCAAGTGTCGATGTCTCGCTTTTTACCGTTAAATTCGCATTGTTTGGATATATCGCTTAGTAGTGCGTGCAGTTTCGAATTCTGTTCAAGTGAGCGTGTCATCGGTTGGATTTTTACCACCAACGGATTTTTGTCGTCCGTTGGCAGCTCTTTGATAAATTCAAGGCAATTCAACCGCACTTGGTTTGAGCGTAGAAAGAATTGCTTTTTAAACTCCATATCCACCGCACTTTTTAACAAAATCAAGACTCACGGAGCGTTGTACAAAATCTTGCATTGTTGGATCAAACACTACGACCATCTGCCCTTTGTTGTTACCTTTGATTTCCTTGCCTGTTACTGGATGGATAAATGCGATTCGTCCACCTGTAATATCAATCACTTCATTCGCAACGTTATGAATATGTTTTTGATACCACTGTGTTGATTTATCGTTATTGAGCAATATAACCACAAGACAGCCAGCATCTCTTAACTCTTTTGCTTTAATAATAAATGGAGTTACATCAGAATAAGGCGGATTTACATAAACCGAGTTGCAACAAACTGTATCCATTAAAAACTTAGCGCTAACATTTAAAAAGTCATGATGAATACCTTTCTCGCCAATGTAATCTGGTGTTAATGCGTTGCTCTCATTGGCACACCCATCTACGAAAAAGTTAAATCTAGCATCTAGCCAATTAAATACATATTTAGGCGTGCGCCATGTATCTTTATCAAATTTTTGTTCTGTCATTTACTCAATCCCCATAATCTCTTTAATTTTAGCCACTCCATTTCTTGATACTTCTGGACTAATCACTTTTGGCTTTTGCTCTATCAGCTCTGGAATTTGAGGAAACTCAAAGCCTGTTTTCACTTTTTCGACTACTTCGGCAAGGATTTTCGGCATAGCCTTTTGGCAATCTTCCCATTTCTTTTTGCCGTAACCGTCATAAATAGTTTTTAACAGGTAATACTCTGCCCTTGATCGGAATGGGAAGTTGTAAGGCTCTTTCGCATAACCAAAGTATTTTTGGAGTCTTGACTCTAATTCATCTAATGTCGGCAGTCCTAATTCATGGTTGTCGTAGTTGTTACACCAAGCAATGAATTGACCTACACTCGGGAAGAATGGGCTTTCGGATTTTGCAGCCAAATCCAATCCTCTTTTTAGGGATTGAGGATTCACTATGCCAGCCTTGAATAACTCTTCGAGCCAAACTTGCTTTGTTTCGTTATACTCAGCTTCACTGGCAAACGCCTGCTTCCACGCCGGGAAAATTGATTTTAATCGGATAAACATTCGATCAATCAAACGAACGGAATTATCTGGGATATTGGATTTTTTAACCGCACTTCCCTCGGCTTGCATTTTGGTAATGTTTGTCATCTCAATTCCTCCGGTATCAAGTTAGGGTCGATATTTAATTTTCTGCCTACGGCCCAAGAACCGTCATCGGCAAAGGCGCTTGTTTTTCGGGTGTTTGTAGTCATTGCCATGTCGTCATCACGCCAATTCCAGCTTGCGCTAAATCCGCGCCAGTTACGCTCAATAGCGATTGTGATTGCGTTAGAAAGCGATATCCCAGCCTTGGCAGCTTCTCGTTGAAAGCCTTTAAGCGCAGTCTCAGTAATCGGTGCGTTCTTGGCTTTTCGGAGTTTAAGAAAATCTTCAGCAAGCTGACCAACGATTCCAAATTCAGCAAGCAAATCCGATTCGCTTTTTTTGGTATTTTTTTTATTGTTATTTTGTATAGTGTTTTTATTGTTATTTTGTGGGTGTAATTTTTTCACCAGATCTGGTATACTTTTTTCACCAGATTCGGAAAAATTTACACCAGATTTAATTGGTGTACTTTTTTCACCAGATTCGGAAAAATCAAAGGCTTTAACAGAGTAAGTATTTAATTTTCTTTCTCCACCGGAACGTTCAAGTAAGCCCATTTGAACAAGGCTTTCACAAGCAGTAATTACAGATTTTTTACTTAACCCTGTAACTTCCATAAATTGACTAGCTGAAATACTGTCTGATTCTTTATTCCAGCCCTTTGTTTTTCGAACTACAAACAAGTAACATTTAAGCTCTGCGCAAGTGAGTTTTGCTAGCAACTCATCAATAACAGAATTGGGAATTTGAAACGCATTAGGAATAAATTTACTCATCACGCCTCCAACCAATACTGGGCCACACGTTTTCCGCTTGGCACGGTAATCATTTTGCTGATGATGTTGTGACCTCGCTTTTTAAGGTCGTAGATACGTGCTCCAAGACGTAAGCAGTTAAAGCGCTTTTCTGCGTCTAAGTGCGTTAATCTTTCGCCGTTTTTGAGTGCTTTTAAAATCTGTGCTGATTGTGTTTGACTTGTCGTCTCGTTTTGATTAATATTTTCCATGTTAATTTTTTCCTAAATTGCCACGGTTGCCGCCGTGGTTTTTTTTATTGCCGTCACTAGGACGGGAATACTTCTTCAAGCGAGCAAGTAACGCCTAACTCATTTAATTTACTAACAATCTTTTGCGCCGCGCTGATATTTGGCTCGCGCACATTGGCTTCGTAATTTCCGATTCTTGATTGCCCCCAACCAAGCTCTTTCGCAAACTCAGCTTGGCTTCGTTTTGTTTTTTTTCTGTATTTTTGTAATTTATTCATATCCTTCCTTTTTTAACACGCTTAACACAGCTTATGTGTTAATTATAAACACATTTTAAACACAGTTACAAGTGTTTTTTATTGTTTAAATAAACACAATACGTGTTATATAATTGGCGGTGAATTTGATAAGGAGGATTGACATGAGCAAAATCATCGAAAAAATCAAATCCCGCCGCCGTGAATTGCGGTTGAGTCAACAACAATTAGCTGATCGGTTGGGATGGAGGCAGTCAAGAATCGGTAACTATGAGGCGGGTGTTAGGGATATTGGCACAGACGATTTAAGGTCGATTGCTGAAGCGCTAGAGATGACGTTTGATGAACTTGTGTCGGGTAATTACGCAAGTACAAACATTGGTAATCAAACAATTAGCGGTTCAAGCGTAAATATCACAACCGCAAACCAAATTAACCACGGGACAGGATTAATTACGCAACCGGAGCAAGCCGAAAGCCATACACACCGCATAGATTATTTAGACGTAAGAGTGGCGGCAGGATTGACAGGGTTTGAAAACTCAGACTATCCAGAGATAGTATCAAGTCTGTTTTTGTCGGATGAAGGGTTATTACAGATCATCGGTCGTAAGTCGGCCGCCGGAATCAAAATTGTGAACGTCCCAACTGACAGCATGGAGCCAACAATCCGTAAAGGCGATTGGGTGTTTTTGGATACCAATATTAATTACTACAACGGAGACGGAGTGTATGCGTTTTCGATAGATAACGCGCTATTTATCAAGCGTATACAAAAACTTGTTGGCGGTGGGTATAGATTGCACTCAGACAATAAGGACTACGACCCGCAAGATATAACAGACGAGATTTGCCAAACGGCAAAATTTGTCGGCAGATTTATCAAAACAATCCATATTGACGTTGTATCACTTTAAAAAATAACCAAACCTGAGGAACCAACCATGCGAGCAGTGGCAAAACGAATAAAACAAGAACGAGAAAGACAGGGATTGTCTATTGCTGATTTAGCCAAGATCCTAAGCGTGAGCGAAAAAGATGTATTAGACCTCGAAAATGGCGAGATGCAATTAACAATGCGTGACATAGATCTGTTTGCTATCGCTCTTGAGGTTAGTGCTGATAGATTGAAATTCGGAGATGATTGGCAACCTAATCTAGGCGCCCAATCAAAATTTGAAAACCCTCGATATAATCACTCAAACGTAGCGACAAATACCGCAGCCACGATGACAACAAATAATTATTATCAAGGTAACGGAAATTCGGATCTGCAGGTGCAAATTAACCGAATGGAACAAGCGGCTCATACTGGTAGGCTTGGGGCGTTTACACAGTTAGATAGAATCGAGGAACAGAATAAATTGCTCCTTGAAAGGATTGAGCATATTAACGAAAAAATTGATTTTTTGATGACAGTTGGCGAAGTTACGCCTAAGGTAAATTAAAATGCCAATCAAAGAAACCTGAAAAATTGGCTAATCTACCATAATTAATTTAGCGATAACTAAAAAAATCACTTGACTTTACATGCTCAAAAAATCATACAATAAGGAATCAATATGACACAAAAACTTGGAAATAATATGACTCAATTAGCACTCGTATTTGAGGAGGGGACTTCTCTTTCATTTGACGATTTCGCGAAACAAAATGGAATTACATACTGGTATGCTTCTGATCTTGCTATGATGTTAGGGTATAACGATATGCAGGCAATTTTAAAAGCAATGAATAAGGCTTATGCTGTATGCAATAACTTAAATATTCCAATTACAGACAACTTCATTCAGACACAATCACCGAATACACCATCTGACTTTAAAATGACTCGCTTTGCTTGTTATTTGACGGTTATGAATGGAAATATAAGTAATCCAAAGGTCGCTGCGGCCCAAGCATATTTCGCTAAACTGGCAGATGAAATTCACACACTTTGCCAAAGCGCCGAAGAGGTGGATCGCGTTTACTTACGTGGTGACATTTCAGATAGAGAAAAAAGCCTGAGCCATATTGCCCACAAGCACGGCGTGGAGAACTATGCCTTCTTCCAAAATGCCGGGTATAGAGGGATGTATAATATGAATATCAAAAGCTTAAAAAACAAAAAAGGGCTATTTGATGACAAAGCATCACTGCTTGATTTCATGGATAATGAGGAACTCGCAGCGAATATATTCCGCGTAACACAAACAGAAGCCAAAATAAGAAATCAAAATATTAAAGGGCAAAAAAATTTAGAAAATGCGGCTGAAACCGTTGGTCGCTCTGTTCGTAATGTCATGATCTCAAATACTGGAACAGCACCTGAAGATCTCGCCCTTTCCCAAGAAAAAATTAACAAAATACAGTCAAGTATAAAGAAAACACATAAAGCACTAACAAAGCACGACAGTAAGAAAAAATAATCCTCTATTTGACAAATAAACCGCCTATTCTGGCGGTTTTTTATTAACATTTAAACTCCTCAATCAACTCCTCTAGCACAATCCTCTCCTGCTCATTAGCGCGCACAATCCTCAACTCTTCATCTACGCGCGACACTATCTCATTAATCCCTAAGCTATTAATGCCTTCGCAATTAAGCGAGATTAGCCACAACTTAAACTTTTCTTTCATAGTCCCTCCTTTTTTCTTGGCAATCATACCTTAATCAAAAGTGCGGTCTATTTTGTCTACTAAATTTTGCGATACAGATCGCAAAAACGATAAAAAACCGAGGAAAAATCGCATTATTAACCAATATCCAATTAAATTTTGATTAAAAAATAAGCAAACGAACAGGGTTTTAAAAAATTAATTGTGTTTAAAAACACACACTTAACACATTTAACACAAAAAACATGAAAGATTTTGTGTTTGGCGTGTTTACAAATAAACACAAATCGTGTTTAATACACCCATCAAAACGAGATACACAATCTCAACGCTCTTTAACAATACGATTAAAAAAACACATTGATCGCCTGATGGTGAGCAGTTAGTAAAAGTTCGGACGGCAGATAGACCCGACACTGCAACAAAACGGATAAAAGCCCGAATCGGTTAGTGTGTTTAGCTTAAATATGCCTCCGACAGTGAATCGGAAATATTGAGCGATTTTAAAGACGAGCAAACGCGGCTTAGGCGTGACATATCGGAGAGACGGTACATTAAAAACCGCATTCAAGAGTGCTGTTTTTAATGGAAAAGAAAGGAGAAAACAAATGATAAACAAAAAATACTCACTACAAGGTAGTGCAGAAAGTAAAACTGTAACAGTCCTCCAAAAAGAGCAAGTTTTCCAAGCTGTTTTAATAGCGGCTGAAAATGGTCATTACTATGACGGACTGGAAGAAAAACTCTGTCAGGCGATTAGCAATATCAACCGCTTTAGTGATTCTAAATCAATAACGGAACTGGTAGATAGCGAAACGGGTGAGACTTTTCGCAAAATAGACTAATTTTGCCATAACCGTTTCATTTCTTCATGATTGCATCGCCATGTGGCCCAAGTGTTATTAGAGCAATCAAATACAGCGACGCCATCATCAGAATCAATGTTTTTCTGTAAGAAATCTCGACATTGAATTGCGGAAAATGGTGTTTGTACATACCAAACAGACTCAAGTACCTTACTAGCAGTACCTAGTTTAGCAATTGCTTGTTGAATCTTGGTATAGTCTCGATGGTTTCTTAAGTCATAAGAAATAATCATATTTGACATGGCTTTATCCTTAGTTTGTGTTGTGAGAGATTAAATTATATTCCTTAGTGTTGTGAGAGACAATAAGGGCTTGAGCCTTGCAAGCATAAAGAAAGGCATTTAATGGCTCTTTGTTTGGTCGGTTGTGGAAACTGACACGGTACAAAAACACGGTAGCGTTATGAAAAATAACACGGGTTCAAATCCCAAAAGAGCCTCCAGCTAAAGCCGCTTTCAAATAGCGAATTAAACGCTCAATCTTCTTGAATAACAGATTGACAACGAGAGCGGCTCTAGCTGGAAATAGCGTTAGTCATAATTACAAAAATCTCCTTTAAATTGGTTATACCCTCCACTCGCTTTCACACTTTGGCGTTGGAGGGATTTTTTTAACCAATATTCCTAACCATACGAGGTAAACGCTATGAACAAATTAATCAATTTTCTTAAAACTACTGCTTACACAGTTGCAATTATCCTTTCAATCTGCCTTGTGTTTATGGTTGTAGTTGTATCAACAGCGCAAGCAAGCGAGCCGACAGCATTAGAGCGTGAACAAGCTCGCATACATTGGATTGCCGAGAACGGGCAATATCAACCAAATTTAACAGAGCCAGCCAAACAAGAAGCTATGGCATACACAAACATCAAGCAAAAGGAATTAGACGATGCCAAGAATTAGATACACGTCAGAAGCAAAGATAATCGAGACGGAAAACGGTTTCTTTATCGCAAGTCTAATCATTAATGGGGTGATTAACCATTCTACTTATCCGCAACGCTCACAAAAAAACGCAATCTTGTTAATTAATCGACAGATTGAGCGTTTTAACGCTATGAATGAGGTCAGATTGCCATTATACGGGCAAAAACAAAGAAAGCCTAAAGGTACTAGCGACAAAATGAAAAAGGCTGGCAGAACTCGAATGATGAAGTCTTGGGTTAAATCTTTGGAGTTGTTTAAGGATTACACAAAGCAAAGACTAAGCCAATCGGAAGATGAAAAACAGGTGTATTTCACAAGTGCAGATTTACATCGTCAATTCAAATTTTACTTATACACAAAACAAAGCGTAGTACACAGCGGATTACTTGCACCGCCTAAAGATATGGTATGGCAAGGTCGCAGAGCTTTAATTTCTACGTTTGACGAATTAACCGAATACTTTAGAAAAATTGAGGTGCTTATAAATGAGCATAATAGCGGATTGGGAACGCCAAGAGTTCAATAAATGGGATAAACAGTGCAGCAAAGAAGATGACTACAATCGAGCGATAGAAATGGAAATAGAGGCTATTAAAGAAAATATCTCTAACTGTGATGATGATGTTATATGTGCTTTTAGAGAGAAGATGCTTGATTATGGTGAGGTTATCAGTGCCTTTGATGATGATACATTTAATGATGATGAATTTATAAAGGCGATCGCACTTGGCAATGATTTTGAAGAAATGCGAATCAAAATATTGACCGCTATGGCAGAAGATAGATTAGAACAGTTAGAAAAGGATTACAGAAATGGATACATCCTTAATGACTAGCCAATAAAGGTGAAACAAAATGACAAATCAATTACAAAACAATCAACAAGTAAAGGCTCCTGTTAAGCATAAAACGCTTCGGGAGCTTTTTAATGACCCGATTATTAAGACTAAAGTTGAGCAACTAATCGGAAAGAATTCAGCAACCTTTGCAACAAGTGTGATGCAGATTGCCAACAGTAACGCAATGCTTAGAACAGCAGACCCGTCAAGCATATTTAACGCTGCTTGCATGGCGGCAACCTTAAACCTACCACTTCAAAATGGGCTAGGCTTTGCCTATATCGTGCCTTTTAAGAATAACAAAGAGCGTAAAGTAGAAGCTCAATTCCAAATCGGATACAAGGGGTTTATTCAGCTTGCTCAACGCTCTGGACAGTTTAAAAGATTGGTTGCCTTGCCAGTATATAAAAAGCAACTTATCAAAAAAGACTTTATTAACGGTTTTGAATTTGATTGGGAGCAAGAGCCTGAAAAAGACGAAAATCCAATCGGATATTACGCTTATTTCAAGCTAGTGAATGACTTCTCAGCTGAACTATATATGAGCCATGACGACATCGTTAAACACGCTCAACGCTACAGTCAGACATTTAAAAAAGGCTTTGGTGTATGGCATGATAACTTTGAGGCGATGGCATTAAAAACAGTGATGAAGTTATTGCTATCAAAACAGGCTCCGTTATCCGTTGAAATGCAACAAGCAGTGTTAGCTGATCAAGCAGTGGTTAAAGATGTGGAAAACCAAGAATTCAACTACGCAGACAATATTCAAAATGCTGAATTTGTAACAGTCGTAGATGATGAAACCTTTAATAACTGCAAACAAAGCATTATCAACGGTGAGACTACTCTACAAGACCTTTGCGATAGTGGGGCTTATGAGTTTAGTCAAGAACAAATTGCGGAATTAGAGGCGGTTGAAAATGGAAATGTACAAGCTGAAAGCTAGATGCTCTGGGCTTGCTGATTTAATGGTTAAACCGAAAAGCGGTTGCGGTGTATCTGCCACTGCTAAAAGTGCGGTGAGAAAGATAGTTAAATATGACTTGTTTGGCTATCAAGATTTTGAGGGTAACAAGTACACCGAAAAAGGCATCGCACTTGAAGAACAGGCTATTAAATTAAGCGGTCGCAAGCGTGGACTGGCATTAAAGAAAAACGAAGAAAGACGGGAAAACGATTGGATTACTGGTGAATGTGATATTTACGTTCCGACCAGAAAGCTAATCATTGATACAAAATGCTCGTGGGATATTGGCTCACACCCTTTCTTTTCGGACGAGGCGGAAGAAAAGGCCAAGAAAGCAGGTTATACAATCCAAATGCAAGGTTATATGTGGCTATGGGATTGTGAAGAAGCTCAAATTGACTTTGTTCTCTTACCTACTCCATACGAGCAATTATCAAGCTATGACAATCCAGAGCGATATATTGACTTGGTGGAGCAAATACCACAATCAAAACGTATTACAACCGTTACGGTTAAGCGTGATGACAAAATCATCGAAGAAATCAAAGAGCGAGTTAATGCTGCTCAAGAATATTATCAACAGTTAATTAAGGAAATGAGCTAATGGCTAGTTTAAATAAATGCCTTTTTATCGGCAACCTAACCGCAGACCCCGAAATTAGAACAATGCCTAACGGTGAGCAAGTGGCCAACTTCACCATTGCACTTAACGAGCGATATAAGGCGAAAGATGGGAACGTTGTAGAAAATGTTGAATACGTTCGCATTGTACTCTACCGCAGATTGGCAGAAATTGCTGGCCAATATCTACACAAAGGTTCACAAGTTTACATTGAGGGTCGTTTAAAAACTCGTAAATGGCAAGATAACAACGGACAAGACCGTTACACCACTGAAATCCAAGGTGATAACTTACAGATGTTAGGTGGCCGACAAGATGAGCCAAAACAAGCGAGATCAAATAAAACTAAACATGAGCCATTGAGTGCTATGGCGGAGCAAGATAGCTTTGACGACAATATTCCGTTCTAGGGGTGAGTTATGGGTAAGAAAATAACATTGACATACTACGACAATAAAACGGTCGAGCTTGATGTTGATGATATTGAACGCGTTGGAGATATTGAGGGGCGTACCTTTGTTGATACGAAAGACAAATATTGTCATTTTGTTAAAGAAAGCAAAAGCCGAATATTAAAAATGATCGAGACCGCCAAGTAAGTCGGTTTTCTTTTAGGTGAGATATGAAATTTATTAAATTAACAAGATTAAAATCAAATAACCCATCATATAGCTGTAAACCAGTGTATGTTTCTGTTGGCGCAATCAGCACATTCTACACTTACATTAACTACACCGTGATTGAATTAGGTGGCGAAGATGACTTTATAAAAGTTCAAGAAAGCCCTGAAGATATTTTAAGAATGATTGAGATAGCAAACTTTTAGGTGAATTATGAAAAAAGAACAATTAGAACACGAATTAGCGGAGTTACACGAAAAGGAACGGAGTTTAGAAAAGGCTCTTGAGCTTGTGCGTGAGAAAATCCGTGAGTTAGTTAATTACACAGATAAGAACAAAGGGTAAAAAATGAAAGAACAACAAAAGAAATATGAGCTAACTGATGAATTTATTGTTCATTGGAGTGGTAAAAAGCTATACCGAATTAGAGCGCTGGTTGCATTTGGCGCCGTTGCGGCTGGACAGCTTGGTGGATTTGTTGAATCAGAAAAAAATTTAGATCAGTCATTGTCCGGTAGCGCTTGGGTGTACGGTAACGCTCAGGTGTACGGTTACGCTCAGGTGTACGGTAACGCTCAGGTGTACGGTAACGCTAAGGTGTGCGGTGACGCTCAGGTGTACGGTTACGCTAAGGTGTGCGGTGACGCTCAGGTGTACGGTTACGCTCAGGTGTACGGTTACGCTAAGGTGTACGGTAACGCTCAGGTGTACGGTTACGCTAAGGTGTACGGTAACGCTCAGGTGTGCGGTGACGCTTGGGTGTACGGTAACGCTTGGGTTAGATCTTATGCGGTAATTTTAGAGCGTAAAATGATTTTTTGGGCCAGCAATGTTGGCTCAGAAAACGGTACACTAACTGTCTTTAATGGTAAAGACGGGCTAATTGTAACACGCGGCTGTTTTACTGGCACGGTTGATGAGTTTTTAGCAAAATCTGCCGAAGTGCATGATGATAAAACAAAAAATGAATACAAATTGCTAATCGAAGTAGCAAAAAGTCGAATCTTAGGTGTTAAAGATGAATGAGATTAATGTAAGTATTCCTTATTCGTTGTTTAAAGATTTATTTGAAGATTATTTTAAATACAATCTAATGCCAACAACCGATGAGCGAGCCTCTACATCTATTGAAAATGTTAAAAAGTATTGGGTTTTACTTAATAACGGAACTAGAAATGAGTTAATTAGGCTATCTAAGTGCTACATATCACTCAATGGAAGAAAAAACTGATGTAAAAGATTTTCTGCAATGGGCTGAAGATAATATCCATAATCAGCACCAAGCTAGTTTACAGCGACCGCTGGTTGATATTTTACCAGTGATTAATATGGCAAAGGTAAACCATAAAGCGGGTGATTGATATGGTAATGGTACTGGATTGGATGGTTGTTTATCTAATTGCTCTCTATGCCGCCATTCTTTTTGATAGGCACCAAAAAAGAAAGTTATCGGAAGAAGCTTTCTTTTTTAACGTAAAAGTATGGCTGATTTTAAGAGGTTCGGATTATGTTTCTTGAGGATAAGTACAGGGCAATAAAGCAGAGCGCTCAAGTCATAGATAATAGGCGGTACATTATCATAGAGGCGCAATTCAGAGAAGATTGGAGAGTTTTAATTGATACAAGGCGAACAGTTAGCCGAGAAGAAGCGGATGAAATTGTTCGATACTGGCTCAAATATAAACAAATATCACCAGAGCAAATTTTGGTGATTGAGGTGCCCAATATATTGAGAAGATAGTATGAATTCCGAGAATCTATCAAGAGAAGAAATTTTAGAAAAGGCTTACCAAGAGAATTTAAAAGTCATCTGGGATAGTGCTTTATTTAAAGATGGTTATGAGGTTATTGGTAAGCATAAAAATGGGAATTATATCGCTAAGAATAGAATCAATGTTCTATATGAAATTAATAGCGAATATGAAAACGTTAGACTAATTTAACAAATCCAATAGGCGTTCCAAGTGAACGCCTTTTGTTTTAAAGGAGTAAGTGATGGATATTATTAATTTAATCAAACAGCAAACGCCTGAAGAAAGACAGGAATTATTCAACGAATTTATTAAACTCTTAAACCAAAAAAGAGAATATGTTGATATTCCTGAGTGTATTGTGTGTTCTGCCTGTCAAGTATTTGTAGATACAAGAGATGGTACAAATGAAGATGGTAGCGAGATTATCCATGAAGTATATGGTTTAAGACACTATGACTCATTCATGCACAAACAACTGGATGAACTAGAAAAGAACTATAAATACCCTTTACTAGACTGGGAACAAGGATTCCTAACTAATAAAGGTCGTTTTGTAGGTCGTAAAGAAGCAATGGAAATTGCTAAAGCACAGAACCAAGTAATTCGACTATCTGGTTCACCAAATTCAGATATATTGTTCTCAGAAGATTTATATTAGGAGTAAACATGACTTCACCATCTTTAGCCTATCAAGATGCAATGAATGGCATTGCTATTTTATATGACGCATTATCTAATGCAGAAAACGAGTTAGATAAATTAAAAAAACCATGGATTAAGTATAACGAATGTATGCCATCAAAAGATGATTATTTTATCGTGCATTGTCCAGAGTATGAGCCATCAATAGCAATAACAAGATATGACACGGATTTGGGTGGATGGCTTGATTATGCAGATGATGAAATTGCGCACTGGATGCCTCTTCCGCAACCGCCAAAGGAGTAAGCATGAGCAGATGGATTAAATGTAGTGACGAACTGCCTGAACTAGATGATGATGGATATAGTGAAATAGTTCTTTCAGTAGGCCTTGAAAAAAACATTTACTTAAATTATTTAAAAGATGGTGAATGGATGATTCCTATAGAAGTTACCCATTGGATGCCACTTCCGTCACTTCCAGAAGATTTATAATTGACGAGATTATTTAATCCTTATGCTGTAATATTTAAAAACTTTAAGGTGATGAATATGGAAAAAGCAGAAATCAAAACTAACTTCACTCCGTTTGCTTTAATGCCTTTAGCGCTTGTTTGCGAGGCGACAAAGCTTAGCGAAGATGAGCTTTATAATCTCGTTCGTGATGGCAAATTCCCAAAGCCTATATATACTCAACCTTACATTCTTATCTGGAGTGGCGAGGAAGTGAGGGAATGGATAGAACAAAACAAACGGAATGATGAATAATTAATAACCGCTCTTATGGGCGGTTTTTTATTGGAGAGAATATGACTAAACAAGAAATAATCAAAAGATTTGAAAGTTTTGGCTTTAAACTTGGATTGGATCAAGGACTTGTGTTCGGTTTTATAAAAAGGAACACTACATCTATGTGCAGTATGATTGGGGAAAATATAACAATATCCTTATCATTTAACTTAAAACAAGACAAGGATAGAGCGGTTAAACTTATGACTCAATTATTCCCAACTGCAACATATATTGAGCAAAATGAGCTACTACACGCATGCTATTTTAGTATTCAACGAATCAATTAACTGCTCTTGTGGGCGGTTTTTTTATTGGAGTAAAAAAATGAACAAGACCCCATTATTTATTTGTAGATTGCTAAAACGGGAGCCTGTTAGCCCGTGGAAAGAGTTAATAGATAGCTTAGAGAATAATCCTTATGATTGGGTAACTAATAGCTTTACTGTGGATAATAAAAGTAATCAAACACGCTTTTGGATTAGCAATGGATACTCGCATTTTGAAATATATCCTGGCGGATTAAAAATTCCAGTTACCCAAAGATACAGAGTTTACAAAGCTGTAAATGAGGTACAGGTAGCTAGATTTAAATCAAATAAATAGCGGTTTTATTGGAGAGAATATGGGAAGAGAATTTTTTGATGAATACTGCAGTCCAGAATTATTAGCGTTAATAACTGGATATGTTTGCCCTAAATATCAGATGAAAAGCTTAAATGAGTTCGGAATTCCTTTTCTTCATCCAAAAGGAAATAGGAAGTTCCCGCTTGTGTTACGATCTGATGGTGACAAGATTTTGAAAGGTGAGAAAGTGCAGCAGATTACACAAACAAAAGAAAGAAGGCGGTCTGCAGTATTAAGTTAGTAAGGGGGATATTATGGCACGTCCAAGAAAACGAATTAATCAAGGATTGCCACAAGGCTTAGTATGCCGTAATCGAAAAAGAGCGGATGGATCAACCGTGGTTTATTACTACTACACAATGGCCGATAAAAAAGAAGTCGCTTTAGGAAAAGATAAGCACATTGCTATTCTGGAGGCGGCAAAGCTGAATATGCAGTATCTCACGAAGAAAGACAATATTCTGTTTATTGAAGTGCTTGAACGATACGAAAAAGAAGTTGTGCCGCTTAAAAAAGCGAAGAATACTCGAAATTCAAACATTCAGGCTATAAAGAAATTGCGCCAATACTTCCAAGATCCACCATTTACCCTTGATGAAATAGAGCCTATACACATTCGTGAATATTTAGATTGGAGAAAAGACGTTAAACCAACCGCAAATATCGAAGTTGGGTTATTTGGCCACATTTGGAGCATGGCGAGAGAATGGGGGTACACTGAAAAGATTAGCCCATCTACAGGGGTTAAAAAATTCAAAGTAAATTACCGTGATGTGTACATTGAAGATTATATCCTAGATAAAATCTACGACTGTGCCACCGGGGATATGAAGGATATTATGGATGTGATGTATTTAACCGGACAACGTCCAATAGACGTGGTAAAAATCCATAGTTCGCACATCTACAACGATTTACTGCATATTACACAGCAAAAAACAGGTAAACGTGTTGCCATTAAAGTTATAGGTAAACTAAAAGAGATTATCGATAAGCGGATCACTGAAGAAAATCAGTTTCTATTCACGAATAAATGGGGACGAAAGCTAGAGCGGAGATCGCTTACAGATTATTTCAAAGATACCCGTAATGCGGCATCAAGAAAATATAAAGAGCTAGCAGAAGAGATCAACCAAGTGCAATTGAGAGATCTTCGTGCTAAAGCGGCAACAGACCTTTCATTAATGATTGATGATGAACGAGCCAGAAAACAACTTGGCCACACTTCTGCGCGAACTACTCAACATTACATCAGAAAAGAAAAACCACTCAATCCTACCAAATAAAAAAGGCTCTTCAAATGAAGGGCCTTTTTTTGTCACAAATCACGTTCCGAAACGTTTTTAAAACTCATTGATTTTATTAAACTTTAAAACCTAAAAATAACAAAATGTTTCGGAATTAAAATTGACTTTAGATAGCGTAAATACTGGATTATGCTCTTTTGAAGTCAATGTGAACCAATTTTGGTTTGAATGGGTGACGTTGCATTGCTTGA